GGTCAGGGTTTTTGTGCCTCTAGTTTTGAGCACTGCGCAATAAGTGGTATGATTTATCCATGCGTAGTGCTCATCTGGAGTCTTAGCACGTATGTGCGAGTTGGAATAGTGGGTACCGAACGCCTACCAAGAACCTATTCCAGGCCCGGAGTTATGCCATAGTGCCAACCGGAGACGTCAATCCTAAACATGAAATATGGCTTGAAGCCTTTTCACAATTGTTTAGAGATCGCATGGTTACGACTGCTTAGTGTGAGCAGGACGCTTGTCGATCAGAAATTAGCCGGAGGACAATCGAGTCCCATGGGGCAGCTGCGATCCAGCAATCCATAATCTGTACGCCCCTCACACGGGGGCCTTCACCTGGGGGAACATTAAGTCTTGTTTCCCTTTGTACATACTGACTTCCTAAATCAAGCAAGAAAAACCAGCAGGCCACGAAGCCTGCAAAATCCGGCAGCATGTCTGCCGGTCAAGCCGCCACTGTCATCCAAAAGGCAGTCAAGGCTGCCGTCGGAAACGGCCTTCGGGCCGCCGGTGGCGCCGCTGGAGCCTATGCTGGCTCGGCAATTGGGATGCCCAAGAAAGGTGCAAAAATCGGCCAGGGCGTAGCAGCAAGACTGTCACGCCTAATTGGTTCCGGTGATTACACAACTAACGAGGGTAGCGTCGCTGTAAATAGCCTGTTCGGACGCGCAGGCCAAGAAGCCGGCAAGCAAGGAACGTTTGAGAGTTCTAAGGGTGGCATTCGCATGAAGCATCGCGAGTACATCCAGGACATTTTCACTTCCACTACTGCTGGCTCCGCATTCACGGTGTCCAGTTGGGCAGTCAATCCAGGCTTGGGATATGTGTTTCCTTATTTGGCGCAAATTGCCGCCAATTTCGAGCAATACAAGTTCCATGGATTGGTGTTTGAGTTCGTCTCGAGCACAGCGCCTTACGGCGTTACTGCCCTAGGCACCTACGTAATGGCTATGGAGTACAATGCGGCTGCGCCGCTTTTTCTCACAAAGCCTCAAATGGAGAACAGTGATTACGCCTTATCTAGCCGCTTGGACCACAGCGGCATGTATGGGGTGGAATGTGCCGTCGGTTCACAGGCTCAGACGTATTACTATGTCCGGGCCCCTGGGACGACCACCCCGGCCAATTTGACGGACACTGGAATCATGCAACTTGGACTCGCAACCACCACCGTAGCAGCGGGGGGCACTGGCATCATAGCCGGCTCCTCCATCGGTGAGCTCTGGGTGACGTACGACGTTGAGCTAATTCGCCCACGCATTTCGAATGCGCGGTACGGTTATGCGCATCTTCGTGGCAACGCCACAACTAGTGCTCTACCTTTCGGTCCCGTGGCAAACCAAACTCTAACGAGCTATGGTGCGATGACGGGCATGACTGCCTCCACAAACACACTCACTTTCCCCAATGCTAGCATTGGGGATGTATATATGATCCAGGTCTCAATGAATGGGGCCGCGACTCTGGGAGCTACAATTCCTGCGCCTACCACGACGAACTTGACACAGTTTAATATTATGTCGAGCGCTTTGGCTATTAACTCGCAGTATTATGCCGCCTCGACCACCGCAGCCACTTCATCTGCCTTGTCTAACACGTACTTTTTCTCCGTCAACGCTGAACAACCGGCGATTCCTTCTTTTTCGCTCCCTGTGGGGGTGACTTTGGTGGTCCCGCCCGGCTTCGTTGACGTTCTTGTGACTGACATGGGCAATGGGTTTCTGACCGCAGGCTTGTAAATATCGCATCCTTGTATATATATTCAGTGTGTGAGCCCACCACCAAAGTGTGGGCGGTTGTTGTGGCTTGCTATTAAGCCACTCGTTTCATAGTCTCCCTCCTGACTTGTAGGGGGGCCGGCAGTTGACCGCCGGACTCTTTGGCAAACAATGACTACGACTTATGGAACTTCACTTGTCAATCTCGGTAGTACCTGGACGACGACCTTTGAGGCAGGGAGCCACATATTGGAAACGCAGGCGAACCCACTTGTTGGGATGCTGTCGTGCACCATTAATGTTGGAACCGACCCCTCTTCACGTCTAGGGGAAGCCGCGGTAACGTTGGAGCAGCCAACCTTCGGGGGGGGGATTTATCGCGACGAACTCGCGGGAAACTATCCACCCCCCCTGGGGTTAGTAGATGATATAAATATTCAAATCGGAGCACAGGGAGGTGTACGTGTTTTAGACGCCCACGTCGTGGGTGAGTCAGCCCTTGAGGCCGACGAAATTGAAATAGCCAGCAGTTATGGCGACATCCAGTCACTTGGGTCATTGGGCGACCTGGATGGTTTCGATCTTGAACAGGGGGAGTTGTGTGGTCCTGGGTGGATCACTGTAACCAGGAGAAAACCTGCCCGAACCACCGTCAAGGTGGAAAAACCGATCAATCCTTTGTCTGAGACTGACTTTGGTTTGGTTGGCCCCGCTGCTTGGGGCGAGCGCGCTCACGCCGAGAGGAAACAGCCTGCCAAAGCTGTTACCAAGTCTAGGTGTGAACCAGCGCGCCGCCGCATCGCTTATGGCGAAACTGAACATCTACCTTCGAGAGCGGAACGTTCGGGAATTGCTGTGAGGGGCACAGGGACCAGGAGAAATCCGAAGGCCCCATCCCAAATCAATGGGAGCAACGGCGAGTGCACGGGGACTGACGATCTCCCTGCGCATGCTGATCGCTTCCGAAGTGCGGCAGCGGAGACCAACCGAGGATCAGGGTCTAGATCCAAGGTTTCAGGACCTCCTAGCCCCACTGATGAGGGTAAAGAAAAGGCGCGTAGGTATGAAGACAAGCAGAGACCATGTTTCAAGTTCTCTGTTGGTACGTGCCGTTTTGGCGACGATTGCAAGTTCTCTCATGAGGAGGGGCTTGATCCGGAGCTGAGCAAGCCGCAGGGCTACTTGGTGTGTAGAGACTTCGTCAAGGGAGAGTGCAAACGTGGCGGAAGCTGTCGTTTTAGCCACTCCCTTGGCAAGACTCCACCTGAGGAACCCAATGCGAAGAAGACTGCTGATGCGGAGCCACCTAAGGAGAAACCAAAACCTAAGGTGAGCTTCCAGTCTTGGGCAGCTGGTATGTTGCATGATCACCACCGCGGTGACTCAGAAGAGGTTGAGGATGATGAGGAATCGATTTCCTCTCAAGCCACAACGGACGGCACAGGTTCGTCACAGAGCTCCTCGAGCTCTGGTGGATTAACTCCCTCTTCTGGCACCGCTGAGTCGAGTGACGTCGATGATGAGTCGTCTAGCCAGGACGACCAAACTGTATCCTCTCTTGCCACAGATGAGAGTACTTTATCGAAAGCGACTGTGCTCGAAGGTCCAGAGGTTAAGGTCGGGGATGGTTTCCCCCGGTCGATGCCTCTTCCGGACTTAGAGCGCCAGTTTAAAATTTTTGGCCGGCTGGACAAGGAGAAAGGAACGTTTAGGATCCCATTGGATGAAGCTGAGAGCTACATTATGGGTGAAAGCGAACTCGGACCTTTGCTAGCTGAAATGAGACAAAAGGCAGATTTTATCATGAAGAATGACGGTAGTCACAAGTTATTAGCCATCCTAGGTACAGGGTGGATGAAACCTGGACTTGCGGGGCTAAATGGCCCTGCTGCTACTCCGTTTTTCGACTTGTATGAGGTCAAACTTTCCCACATCATGTTGGAAGTTGAGTGGAGCGTTACGCAGGATATGGTTTTACAGACCGAAGATTCCCGCAGCGCCAACAAGACCCACGTGACAATGGTAGCTGGTGCGGATTTTGGAAATTTGGTCGTGGGGATGGCATTGCTGTTCCCCCGCGCCTGTCCCGATGCCCCGTGCCCGAACATTGACTGGTTTTCTAGTAATGGGCGAGGCCTTTCAAGGCTATATTCATCAGTTTTTGGGCTGTTGGGAAACTTCGCAGGCAGCGACGTTTTCAGCGCGATGCACAGAGAGAGAGAGGAAGTTGGAAGCAGGTGGGCACGAGCCCAAACCAGTTACAGCAGGCAGCCAGGCAATATGCATTGGCTAACCAGCGAGGACTGTCCCCGCAATACCCACCTCTACTCAATCGACCGCGCAACCGTGCGTAGGTTCGGATATTACATTTTCGAACGTGACGGTTTGCAGCCTCCCGTTGAATATAGCAAATTACCTTACATCGGCTCGACGTGGACGCCGCTCTTGGGTTTGGACACGACCGACTTGGACTTGCTCCTGTCGGACGTGAACATTTCTCAGGGGACGGACGACCTCTTCTGGGCCTTTGGCTGCAGTTATCAGAGAGTGGCGCTCTCCTTCACTTTAGTACACAATCATGCTCATGCGGCGATGACGGTTACTGAACCCCTGTCTCTCCGGTCTGTTTGTGCCAGCGTCAATAATAACGCTGCTTACAACATTCCTGGTAATGGCAAGGGGCTCGGCGGCTCACACGCTTTCTTGAGCCTCATCGGATGCGAGGCCTTGGCCAAGAAACCGAAGAGCGAACGTGCTAAGTGGAAGGGGGGCGCCGCCCTTTGAGAGCTGCGCACCGTTTTAGCATCAGAAACCTACTCCACTCCATTGACGGCTGTCGTTTACGACCCGATGAAGTTAGGAGTAGACCTGGATGACAAGGACCGCGTGATCTTCAGCAAGGAAGATCCCACCCCGGTTGATTCTAAAACGGTTTTGGTGGCCCTAACGTTGTTTCCGTTAGGGTATCAAGGCGTTAAGTTTGGTGCGGGCCACTTTGCGCGAAACTCAGAGCACTTCAAGGTGGCTTCGGCCCTTTGTCGTGTTTTGGCACCTGGAGTTCCAGAACCTGAACCTTCGGTCATGGATAAGTTTCTCAAGGTCAGTCGTTTCTTAAACGACCGTATCTTAGAGGACTTGTCGACCAAGGCCAAAGTCCGTGAGTTTAGTGTCAATACTGAGTTTGAGCGTTTACGTGAGCTGTTGAAATCTAAACCAGTCAGTCACACTGTAATGATCTTAGAAGAGCGCGATAAGAGAGAAGTAATGATGAGTAAAGAAAAGAGGTTGGGTTGGTTCCCTAAGCCTGAGTGTAACCATAAGGTTCACGAAGATGACTTAGACGGAAACAAGCCACGTGGAATATACCCCATGACTCTTGAAGAAATGCTCGTCAATGCTCCTGTTCTCGAAGCGGTTGAATGGATCTATAGAAGTGCGCCGCTGTTTGGACACCACATTAAAGCCTTATCGTTTGGCGAAATCTGTGAGTTAGTCGCCGTCGCAACTGAAGGCCATATACACGCCAATACGGACTATTCGTCTTTTGAAGCTTCCATCACTGGTTCGATTTTGGAAGCTGAAAGGGATTTGATAAGTTCTGTGTTGCGCCTGTTAGGTTACGAAGAAACGGCAGCAGCTTATGAACGAGGCGGGAAACTGCCTGTATGGTACAAAACTGCCATATTTCGCTTCTTACACGTCTCCCGACGCAGCGGTACTTATGAAACCGCCGGGGGCAACCTCATGTGCAACCTGTATGTATTTTACACTCAGGCGTATGCCAGATATCAATCCTTGACTGGAGACAGTGACTTGAACCGTTGGTGGGCGACGGTCGACACTCTCCAATTTATAATGGAGGGGGATGACGCCGTCGTTCCTGCTGAGATTCTCGACACTCAAATAGTCGCTGGTCTTGGAATGAAACTATCTGTGGACGCCAAAGGTGAAATGGTCGATGACACCGACTTTCTTAGGAAACAGTACTACCGCAACGGACAAGTGGTAGGAAATGTTCTGAGGAGCATGCGCTCGTTGTACACAATCACGTCGCAAAGGTATAGCATCCGGAAACTCATGTTTCTGGCTAGGTGCACTGCTTGGTCCATATGGAGCAGTCTGCCTGGTCATCCCATACTATGGGCGGTTGTGCGCCGTGTCGAACAGTTAACTAGAGGGTACAGTGCTTTTAAAGGCTGGGAGAAAAAGATGGGATGGGGAAGGGCCGACTACGGGCCACCACCGGACCGCTTTCCCGCCTCGTACTGCACCCAATTGCTACGCCAACGCTTGGCGTGCATCCGAAACCCCCTTATTCCGGCCATTTCTATCCCGGAACAAGTCACTTTTGAGGCTCAAATCCTCACTTGGCGCTTGGGGGAACCGCTTTCTTTACCAGCGGTTTTCAGTGCTTACCCTGAGTTTCGGTCTATGTTAACCTCCCCCACATCCTCTCAGCCGGAAGTAAACGGGGACGCCACTCGAGCCTGGAAAGACATCCTGGGCCGTTTGGGGGTTCATCTGTTGTGAAGTCGTGCATCACAACATCAGGCCAAGTCAAGGGAGCCTAAAATTCCTTACCAACATTGACCTCAGCAGGTACTCTGTTTGTCCTTTACTGCTGGTGTGGTCCTCTGTCATTTATTACGAGAGGAAACGTCAAAGTCCTTTGATCACACATGACTAAGCTCTGAAGAGCGCTTCACGAAGGTCACCCTTGCAACGGGGTCGTGGAGTAATTGAAAAATTAGCCAGTTGTGCGTTTTACTTATTTGGTTCCGCTTAGGATCAAAG